ATGGTACCAGTTGTTGGTGTACCTAAAATAATTCATCATATCTGTCCTAAAGATTTTAAACGGTGGCACCATAAATGGTTTGTATGTTATGAATCCTGGTTACGTTTATATCCAAAACCCGAATACGAACATATGCATTGGGATGATGATAATTTAGAAGTATTTATAACTGAAAAGTATCCTTGGTTTTTAGATGTTTATAAAAATTATGATGTTAATATTAAAAGATATGATATATCCAGAGTTTTTTTATTACATCATTATGGAGGTATTTATGCAGATATGGATTATATTGTTTATAAAAATTTTTATGACGAATTACCACCAGGTATTGTATCAATACCAGAAAGTCCATATAAACATAATGAACATATACAAAATTCGTTAATGATGAGTCCAGCTAAACATAAATTTTGGTTATTTGTTATTGATGATTGTTATCATAAAAAAAATAATAATGTATTTTCTGCAACTGGTCCGCAATTATTAACACCTGTTTATTTTAAATTTCCAGAGTTAGTTAATATTTTACCTTTTGATTTATATAATCCAAATACATATAATGACAATTCATACGACCAAAATAAAATTTATGCTAAACATTTATTAACAACCGTATGGCAACAACAATATGTAGACAAAGAATTGTTAGCTAGTAAAGAATTGTTAGCTAGTATTTAATAAGTTAAGAACTAAATATTACTTAATATTTTTTTATATCCTTTTATAATGATTAATAATAATATAAATTTTATTATTAAAATTATAATATATGTTATATTTTTATATATACTTTTTAAAATTATAATGTTATTAAATGAACCTGTAATTGATAAATTTAATAATACTATGAAAATACCAGATGAATATTTACTTTTAATTAATGATACTAATAGTCAATCACATACAGGTATACCTAAAATAATTCATCATATCTGTCCTAAAGATTTTAGAAGATGGCATTCACATTGGTTTATTGGTTTAGAATCATGGTTACGTTTATATCCAGAACCTGAATATACCCATATGTATTGGTATGATGATGAATTAAATAAATTTATTGAATCAGATTTTCCTTGGTTTTTAGAAATGTTTAATTCATATGATGTTAATATTAAAAGAATTGATATGATTAGACCATTTATACTTTATAAATATGGTGGAATATATTCAGATATGGATTATGTTGTTTTTAAAAATTTTTTTGATGAATTAGACCAAACAACTATTTCTATACCTGAAAGCCCATATAAACAAAATGAATTTATACAGAATGCATTACTTATAAGTCCACCAAAACATAAATTCTGGTTAATAATAATTAATGAAGGTAGTAAAAGTCCAACAGCTCATGTATCTTATGCAACCGGTCCAGCATTATTTACCAATGTATATTATCACCATAAAGAATTAATTACAATATTACCAATTAATTTATATAATCCAGATATTACTGATAAAGAAGCATTTAATTCATCAACTATTTATGCAAAACATTTATTATCATTAGTCTGGTAAAATTATATTATACTATTATTATAAATTATTAGGGCTTGGTCTCTATCTAATAATTCACCAACAGTTACTTTTTTAAATTCTAATTCTTTGTAATGACTATAAAAATAAATTACTTTATTTAAAAAATGTAGTGGTAAATCATTAATACTATTTATATCTGCTGTTAATGGATATACATTATTTGATGGCACTAATATTAATTTTTTATCATCGCCTTTTTCATCTGTTGTTTCTAAACAACCAATAATTTTACATTTTATATATGTTCCAGGTATTAATTCTTCTTCCATATAAACAATGGCATCCAACGGATCACCATCTCCACTTAATGTATTTGGAATAAATCCATAATTAAATGGAAAAATAAAAGGGGCTGATAAAATACGATCACATACTAAACTATTTAATTCTTTATTAAATTCATATTTAACATTTGAGTTTTTTGATATTTCAATATAAACAAATATATCCATTAATTATTTATACATATTATTTATTTATATATATATATTATTTTTTATTATATTATTCCAATTAATTATTCTATTTATTGCATTTTTTTTTAATATTAAATCTTGTTCTTTTGAATATTGTGTTATATATAAATGATCTTGATTATGTTTAAACATTCGTATTTTAAACAATTCTAATGAATTTTCATAAGCTTGAATAATATTTCCATTCATTCTATTCATATTATAAATCATACATCTATCAAAATCAATAGCAGCTAATAAATCACCTTCACGCACAATATGATATGCTAATTGATATTTATTTAATTTTGGAAATCCATTTTTTTTAACTGTTGAATAAGACATTGTTGAAATTATTTGTTGTATTATTTCTATCTCTTCATTTGATATTTCGTTATTTAATAATATTTTTATTTCATTTAATCCATCTTTTTCTGGTAAATATTTTTTATCACACATATCATGTAATATAGCACTAATAAATATTATTTTTTCGTGTTCTTTTAATGATGGCGTATTATCAATTTTTGATTTATATATATTATATGTATAATTTAATACATTCATACTATGTGATAATCCATGTGATTCATCTATTGAATATTTTTTTGTATTTATAATAACAAAATTAAATAATTTTGATAATAATGCCATTAATATTTAATTACATTTTTTTCTTTATATATTATGGTAAAACCATTTTATAATAAAATAGATAAGCAATAGTAGAAAAAATAATATAACCCATACAATTACATAATTTAAATTTTTCTTTTGTATCAATCATATAATAGATACAACAAATTTGTACTATCATTGAAATAATTACACTATAAAATAATACTTTTTGGGTTTTTGTTAATTCAAATAAATCAATAATCATTATAGTATTTTAGATATAAATATTGATTAACTAATTATTACTAAATAAAACTCAATTTATTTTCAAATAAATATATAAAAATATATAAAAAAAATATATAGTATATTATATATTATGATAATTACAAAGGATAAATGTTCTACAATAATGATAACGTTTTTGAAAATAATAAATCAAATTAAATTATATCACTGGCAAACATTAAAATATTCTAGACACAAAGCCACTGATGAACTATATAATAGTTTTTCTGAATTAACAGACCAATTTATTGAAACATTAACCGGTCATTTAATTATTGATAGTTCAGACAAATGCCCGGTTAATATAACTAGAATACCAGTACCCGACAATTGTTGTATTAGTTTAGGTAATTATACAGATGACGATGGTTGTAAATTATTAAAGGAAATTAAAACATTCTTGAAAAGTAATGAATTAAATACTGGTATTGGTATGAATACAGAATTAGGAAATATTAGAGATGAAATGCTAGCATCTGTTAATAAGGCTGTATATTTATTTAGTTTAAATTAATTTTTTATTTAAAAACTAATGATATTATAAATATTAATGAATACTAATATTTATAATATGACGATCCCTATTTATGAAAATAGAATACCTAAATTATTTGAAAATGTTTTAGTTATTTTTACAGAACATAAAACTACCCATATTGAAGGTAGTTTATTAGAATATGATGGTATTAATGGTATGATGGTCTATGAAGATGCTACCCGTAAGAAAAAAGTATACGATTGGAAGAAAGAAATACCATTAAATAAACCAACTATAGCCCGTATTGAAAAAATATTTGATGATAATTATGTTCAATTATCAACATTATATTTTATTAATAAAAAGAAAGATCCTGAAGAATTATCAAAAGAATTAATGAAACCTTTTACTGATAATAAAATTTTAGTTAATATTATTAAAAAATTATGTAGAACTTTTAATATTGATTTTAATGATTTTTGGATTACAATAATTTATAAAATGAATAATCAACGTATTGAAAATGAGTCACAAGAATCACTATTAGATTTTTTAATTGCTAATATAGAAACAATTAATAATGACATCAAAGATAAATATGATGAAAAAGTAATAAAAGAACTTGATAAATTATTAAATTATAAAGTATTTAAATTACAAACAAAATTTAGTTTAATTACTATGAAAGATATTAATAATACAATTAAATTATTAAATTGTATTGAAAATAATATTGATTGGATACATACAATTAAATATGATACTGCATCTAGTTATTTATTAGAATCATCTAGTGATACAACAAATATAAATAATCACGAAACTATAATGGATATTCTAGAAACAACAAGTAATGATTATAATGTTAATTTTAGATTAGAATATCTAGGAAAACAAATTTAATATTTTATTTAACAGCACGTTTTAATCCCATTGTTTTTTCTAAATTTAATTGTGATGTTTCAATGGGCTTACTTCTTTTTAATGCATAATTATTTTCTTGATAAAATAATGTATCTAATTTATTTATTAATACTGTTGAATTATTAATTTTTTTATATGATTCTTCAATTTGCATTTGTCTTGAAATTAATGGCGGATATAATAAAATATATTCACTATTATTTGTCTCACAATTTTTTCTAAAATCATTAATTGACATAAATCCACCAAATTCTTTTAATATTAACCATGATGGCGCAGCATCAATTTGTTTACGTTTATTATAAGTCATATAATACATTAACTCAATTAATGATTCTCTTTTCCAAATATTACTATCATTCAAATCATTATTGTAAGCTTTTGCACAATTATAAGAACAAAAATTACCAATACAATAAAAAGTACCATTAAAATATTGTTCTGGTAAAGTAACATTAGGAGTATTAAAACAATTTTTACACCACCAACATTTTGTATCAGCTTTTATTTCAATATGATAAATATTAATTTTATTAATATAAATACCATTTGAATTTCTATTTTCAGATTCACAATTAATATTTATCATATTTAAATTATCTGATAATACATCATCAGATATTAATAACTCGTTATTATTATTATTATTATTATTATTATTATTATTATTATTATTATTATTATTATTATTATTATTTATAATATCTTTTTCAGATTTTATAAAAATATCATCCTTTTTATTATTTTCGCCTATATCATTTAAACAAATTGGTAAATATGTAATAATTACTTCTTTTTCAGAATCAAATGGTTCTTCATTAACTACTACTATTTCTTGTAATTTATTTTTAGGTTTACGACCGCGTTTTTTTAAAATTTTGGTTGTATTTATTTCGGACATTATTAATTAAATAATTATACTTCTTTAAATTTATTAATTAATACTTTTAAATATGATAAATGATATAAAAAATTAAACAATTTTTTATAAATTTATTTAATACCAACCAATAACCATTAATAACAAAATATATTATTTAGTTAGTATTAATTGATATAATGGGTTTTTTTACTTTTTTTCTTTTTTTATCACTATAAGTTGATTCTGATACCAGTCTATTATTTACCATACTTTCTTCTTGAGTTTCAGTTGTATTTATATTATTATTTTGTTGTATTGTTTTAATTCTATTTAATATATCTTGAACGTTTTGTGGGGCTCTAATTTCTGGAATATCTCTGGAACTGCTTTTAAATTGTTGTATATTATTAGGTTGTTGTATATTATTAGGTTGTTGCATATTATTAGGTTGTTGTATATTTTTAGAATTTAATTGTTGTTGTCTTAATTCTCTTTCTCTTTCTTTTACTAGTTGTTTTTGTTTTTCTAAATTTATTTCTTGTGGTGACATAAACTGACTTTGTTTCTTTTCACTAGACATCATTTTACCAATCATACCAGTTGCTGCCGAACTAACACCAGGAATATTTCCTAATTGAGTTTTAGAAAAATGAAACGCTGCCCCCGATGCCAATATAAGAAATACTAATCTAATTTCAGGTGGAGTTGATTTACCAGCACTTTTATATTTTTCATATAATTCTTCAATTATATCTTCATATGAATCAATTTCAATACTCATATGTTCCGACCAACCATTTAATTTAAAATCAAATGGATCATATTTATCATTTACAAATTCAAATAATGATATACCATTTAATAATATATTTTTATAAAGTTTTGTTCCATTTCTTTTATCTGCAAAACTTTTTAATAATGCATATTCATATTCCATTTCTTCAATAGATGAATTAAAATCATATTCTTTTGTCAATGAATATCCTTTTGTTTTAATTTCACTTAATCTTCTTAAATATTCTATTTTTTTCATTCTCAATTCTTGGGGATTTAAAGGTTGGCTAGGACTAATATGTTCTATATTAGGTATATTAACACGGTGATGTGTATTAGTAGTTTCTTTTGATAAATTTATTTTTGTATCATATATTTTTGTATCATATGCTTTATGTTTCATTGTTTCTGTTGCATTAAAATTTAATTTATCAATTCTTGGTTTTGAACTTGATGATTTTTTACTGGTACTAGAACGTGATTTAGAACTAGAACTAGATGAACTATTTTTGGATTCTGATGAATTAATAATATCGTCTATATCAGAAGAACTATCTGATTTTAAATCTATTACTTTTTCTTGATTTGCTACCATATTAAAATAATAATCAGTATCAGTTGTTTTTGTTTCCATTTTATTATTCTTCTGTTCTAAATAAGTTGTATTTACTTCAACAGATGTATCAGAATTCATTATATTTATAATATATTCTTTTCTTTAATTCAACGCATAAAAATTATATTATATTGTGTAATAGTTCTTTTTCTTGAATTTTTTGACCCAAATAAATATAATATATAGAAAATATTATAGTTAAATAAATATTATTATTACCAAAATAATATAATCCAAATAAAAATAGAATTTTAAATAATGGATTTTTATATATTGCTATTATATCATTATTTAAATTATTTAGTAGGTAATTAAAAATTAAATAAGATAATAATATACTTATAAATGTTATAATTTTCATATAATTATAATTAGAAAAATATTAATAAATTTTATTATCTAATTTAAATTAATATATTTTAAATATAAATGAATTATTGTTCTATAGAAGATGCGTGGAAAAATACAGATTATATTAGCGACCAATTTAAATTTTACGAAAATACAAATGATAAAAAAAATATTATAGAAAATTTTGAACCTGAAAATAAAACTAATGAAAATAATTATAAAAATAATAATCAAATTAATAATAATACACAAATATCACCAAATATTTGTGTATTTACTTGTGATGATTTCTGGAGTCATTTAAATACATGTAAAACGTGTAGAATGAAAGTAAGAGATCGTTTTTCTTCAAAACTTATTGAACATATACAAAATATAGTTTTAGATAATAAAGATAATATATTATTAATACTTATTGCAATGTTTATATTAGTATTTTTTAATTTACTGGTTTCTATTTTTAGAAGATAATTTATTTTTTCCAATAATTTGTTGAAATATTATTTTTTAAATAATGTTCGTATTCATCAATTGGTATATTTTTTTCAAAACCTTTATGCCAAGGTAAATGTTTACATAAATAATCACCAGCTATTCTATAATGACCACCCTTATTTTGTTTATTTACTAAACAAAAGGTTGTATCTATTGCTGCCGACCAAATATCATGATTAAAACCAGGATAATAATATTTATAGGTCCAATATTGTTTTTCCCAATCTTTGATTGATTTACCAAATGCTTTTATATCAGTCCTAATATCTGGCGCATCATATAATAACGCAAAACCAACTTTTTCGGCTTGATAATAATTTGATATATTTATTATATTTTCAATAAAATTAATTGGTAACTTTTTATTAAATTCTAAATCTGGATCAGTTATAATAAAAATAGGTCCAATTAATTTTTCCATAAAAGAATTTTCATATACCTTATGACCTAAATTAGATTTCATTTTTAATAACGTATATTTATATTCTTTTTCATAATATTCTAATAGTGGTTTAAAATCACTATTATTATCTATTATTACTATATCATTTGTATATTTTTCTAATTGAGCTACCATAGATTTAATATATGTAGGTTGATTATAAGCTATTATTACAGATGTTATATTTTTCTTAAATAAATCTTTTGATAAATCAGTATTTGGAATAAATAATAATTTAGTATTATTATTTTTTAATAAATATTCAATTGAATTAATAATTAAATTATTATCTACGTAAATATTAAAAAAATTAAATAAATATTCAAATCTTTTAATATCATTATTATTCCATTTAGCAATATTAAAATATATACAAATATTTATATTATTAATACTAGCATAATATAATAAATCTTCAATAATATTTTCTTCTTCCCCATCATAAAATATATTAATGAAATTTATTGCTAATTTTAAATCTTGTTTATATTTTGTATTTTCATAAATAAATTGTTTCCAAGTAATTTCATTAACATTATTTTTAATTTGAACTATTTTATTATAATAATTTAATACATTCACATAACTTAAAATATCCTCATTTGTATTTGTATCAACATTTACTATAAATTTAAAATTTTTACAAAGATTATTAACATTTAATGAACCAATATTAATAGCTAATAAATTATTATTTTTTAATCTATTTATTAT